GGTGGTAGCCGAGGATATAAACGTAAACAATCATTTTACGGATATGCGCAAGTTGTCGGAGTTCCGGGGGATTCTACTGGAGGTGTGCGACGAACTAAATTTGCCTGAACCGGCATTTGTGAACGTGGCTACGGTGAAGAAGTTTGCCACGGGCAACGGGCGGGCGACGAAGATTGATATGATTAACGCCTGTGTCGCGAAGTATGGCTACCGCCCCCGGACGGACGACGAGGCGGACGCTTTCTGGATTTACACCTACTACTGCCATAAATACCGGATATGACAAACGTATAATATTGTATTATTTCACCCTGAAAAACGGATGAAATAATACAACATTGAAATAAAAATGAATTTTTAAGATTATGAATTGACGCTAATTAGCTGACAGATTGAGACGAAGTTTAAGTTCAATTTCATGTTGGCAAGAGCGTGAAAAAACAGACTTTACCATCCGAACGTGATTTAGATCCGGAGTCGGTGAAACGACGGACGGAACTATTCACCCGATATATTTTACCGCATAAGCGATTAATATATAGTATTTGTATCAAGTTTACTTTTGAGGAGTGTGACATAGAAGATAATTATAGCGAGGTACTGGTGAATTTTTACCGGTACATCGAAACTTATAATCCGGAACGGCCACTGAAAAGTTGGATTTACGCGGTGGCTCAACGCCACGTGTATGATTTGAATAAGCGGAATACGGGTTTGAAGGCAAGCGATAACGTGGATGTATCGGATTTGCCGGATTTGAACGAGGATGACCAGGTGAGTTGTAATTGTATGGGCATGGATAATTATGAGCAGTATTACAACGATGATATTCTGGAAGCACTGGATCAGTTGACACCTATTCATAAGGAGGCTTTGCTGTTGCAACAGGCCGGATATAAGATGGAGGAAATTGTAGAGATTTCTTTCCAGAACGGGAATTTGAAAACTAAGAATATGGATACGATCAAGAGCCGTATTTTCTTAGCGAAGAAGCAAATGAGGAGTTTACTAACCCGTGACGGTCATGCAAAACAACAGTAAATTAATGAGCCGTTTGTTTACGGTGTTGATGCGCCGCACGGTGTTGCCGGGGTTCGTTTTTCCGGGCGGTAAGGTTGCGGAACGACGGGTGGATGCTTGTTTGGGGTATCTATCGCTTACGTTTGGAACGGTGGGGCTGGAACGCATTGTAGATTTTTGTATTTGCCAGGTGTATGCTGTTTCAAGGTTTACACCGGACTATTTGTTGAAATGGAAGTTGAGCCATTCTTTCGGGGAACGTGCGTGTGTGCGTTTTGTCACCCGCAAGCCCGGACAGAAGTATTATGAAGACCGATGGCTGAAAGAGCACAGCCTTACCCGTGAGTATTTGCTGGGACTTATCGAAGACCGGCAGGTGCATCCTTATTACCGCTTTATCAATCCTATCTGGGAAGAGCATACGAAACGGCGTGCCGTATCGACGGAAGCCGGTTATTATATCTGTGCCGCTTCGACATTGCTTTGGACGCCTTTTTCTGTTGCCTGCCGGATGTGCCGTTTTTCGGATGCCTGCCAAAATAGAACCCGGCATTTGTACCCGGAGCTTTACCGTATCCGGGTAGCCGAATATCAAGCAAAGGAGGACGGGAATGAGTAAGACGAAAAGTAATCCGTTGAGCGTTGAGTTTCTGTATGAGCTATACGCAACCGCCATGTTGCATGAATCGGTGTGCAGTGTTCTGGTGCAATATATGGAGAAAGAGTATCTGCCGGACCGTTCTTTCCAGCGTATTCAAGAAGTGTTGGCAAACCATTTCCGCAATTATAATACGCCGCCATCCTATGCGATTTTGTCGCAGGCTTTCCATGAGGATTACGATGCGATAGAGCTAATCAATACTTTTCAGGAGTATGAAGCGGATGCCAACCCGGAAGTGGTGCTCGACATGCTGGAAACTTATATAAAAGGTGTCCGGTTGCAATCGGTGTATAACGAGGTCGGCAAGCTGTATAACCAAAGCAAGCAGGACAAGGCTGAGGCATTATTAAGGGAATATGCAGAATGGTTGTCGGGCTTTACGCTGAAATCCTCGGCGTTTGTAGATGTAGGAAAAACTTTTATAGCCCGTTTCCGTCAGAACCAGGCCCGTGAGATTGAGGAACAGCAATCAGCTTTGCCCCAGGTTACCCGGTTTTATATCCCTTACGTTGATGCCCTGAATGCCGGACGGAACCTACGGGGGCAACTCACATGCTTTTTAGCGAGTACCGGTGTCGGGAAATCGCATATTGTGAAGTATATCGGCACCCGTGCCAACGTGGATGACGGTTTGCACGTGCTCCACTTCCAGCTCGAAGGTTCGGAAGAAGAAGCGCTCAATGCCTATTCGGGAAGCCTGATAGCCAAAAACGCTTATTACTTTGAGCGGGGAAAGATTTCAGAAACAGAGATGCGGCGTTATGAAAAGATGGTCGAGGCATTGAGCGGCAGCATAACGGTGCGTTGCTTTCCCCGGTTCAATGCCAGGGTTTCAACGCTGGATATAAAAAACGGTATTGTGGAGTACCGGAAGAAGACCGGGCACTCTCCGGACGTAGTAATTATCGACAGTATGGATTTGCTGACGGATGCCAGCCGCCGGGTTTGGAATGCCGAATATGAACGGAGTAAACGGATTGCCGTTGCGAACGACTTGAAGGACCTCGCGGCAGACGAAAAAGTATGGATGATTGTGACCTATCAGGCTACCATCGAGAACAGAGATTGGTTAAATGACGAAAAAAACGTGCTGACTGAATACAATTGCAGCGAGGCCAAAGGTTTATCCCGTCCCTGCACCCATTTGATTAGTCTGAACCAGTCGTCTGCGGAACGGAACGAGGATGTGATGCGGTTACATATTGCCAAATCCCGTTTTTTCAAAAAGGGCGATACGATTAAGATTGCTACGAATTATGACGATGAGGTATTTTTCGATGCCCAGCGTAGTTTAACCTTAAACCGCTGACGACATGGCACTATCGAAACAAGAAACAGATTTTCTGATTGAAGAGATTAGCCGCCATCTGGGAGCCAAACGGGACGGTGCGGGT